GATTTGAAAAAAATATAGTTATTCCAATACCAACACCAGAAAGTGTTCCTATACCAAGAGATTCGGTAGGGTTAAAATATAACTCACGATTAATTTTATAATTATATTGAGATCTAATGCCAGAATTAATTGTTAATTTTCTAGGAATTTCGTACAAAATATCAGTAACACTATGTGAAGATCCTACAGTTCCATTAATTTCTCTTAGAACTCTAATTCTTGAAGATTTAGTATCAACATTAAGTACTTTTACTCTTTCAGTACCTATTTCTAAAATATCATTTTCACGAATATTTGGATATTTTAAACTTCCAGCAACAGAAAAATAAGTTACAATACCTGTTACTGAAGTACTGCCAATTCCAGAAGTAAGTGCAATTGTATTTGTCGAAATTCCTACTATAAAAGAACCTTCAAGCAAAGACGATGATGTATTAAATCCTGCAACAGTAATTAGTTCAGTATTCTGCAGTCCATGTGGATTTTCTGCAAACATTAAAAATTCTCTTTGATTAATGCTAGGATAAAACTCAACGTTAAAAATAGATGTGGATGCAACGCTAATTAAATTTACAGATTTTCCAGAAATTCTTTCAACTTCTGCGGATGCATTGTATCCGGAAGTTCCTTCATTATCAAAGATGAGACTATCACCAATACTATATTGGGATCCTCCAAAAACAATATCAATTTTTTCAACAAATCCAGGGGAAGCAAATTTAGTATCTATTGTTTGATCTAGGTTATTTGGTAAATTTAGATAAGAATATAATCCATCTTCCTCAGTTAAATTATATGGAGTTATGTTTCTAGACCAATTAGTTTCATTTAGATTGATATCATTCTGATTTGATGTTTTTTTATAATTAAATTCGTTAGGTCTCGACTTAAATTTATTTCCAATTAAATATGGAAATACTGGACTTTTATATCCAGAGAAATCTTCTGTGCCAACATCATTAATTGTTGTAAAATATGCATAAGTTCCATTTGGAAATTCTGGTGTTACACAAAATCTTCCATTGTATTCATCAAGAATACTTTCATCCGAAACTTCAAAATGAGTGTAATCCTCAACAAAAAATCCAATAGGAAATTGTATTGTAGAAGGTCGGTTTAATTTTGGAGTTTCATCCTCTTTATAACCAGACTTCATTTGAACTATGCTTGCTCCCACACCTTGTCTTTTAGAGTATGCATAAGGACCATATATTGGATTACCATCGTATGCCCAACCAATAATAGGAGAATGATCCGTTGAGGAAATTTCTACATTTGAAACTTTCCTCAAATCTTTTCTTCCATATAATATATTTCCCTCTTGATCATTTGCATAAACAATTTCTCTAAGTTTTCTTGGAGCATAAAGATGTGAGTATTGCAACTCATAACTGTCATTCAATCCTTCAGTTAATATTCCATCGTCACTTTTAATAGATGATAATGTTTTGTTAAAAAGATTAATATTCCAAGTTTGAATTTTAGCAAAAAATTGAGATAGAGATCCCGCAGGAGTAATTAATATTGCAGTATTCGCTGGGGAATATCCGACACCAGATTCTATAACTTTAATCTCAATTAATCTTCCATCTTCAATGATTGGTGTGAGAACTGCACCTATTCCGTCACCAACAATTTCTAAATTTGGAATACAATTATAATTTCTGCCTGATGTATTGATTAAAATTTCTACGATTCTTCCATTTGATATGATAGGAGTAACTTGTGCTCCAAATCCACTATTTAATCTAAATTCTGGTTGCTTATTGTAATTTAAAATTTCAGATGCACCATAACCAACGCCACCAGATTCTAAATGAACCGAGGTAATTTCTCCTCTAAAGATGGGTTGCACATCTGCTTTAAATTTTATAACTCCACCAACATTACCAATGACTTCTACAGAAATTTCTGGATAATTAAAAGTATGAGTTCCAACTCCAATAGAAGATAAGTTAATAAACTGCTTTGTAATATAATAAAAATCTTTTGGTGTTGATCCGGTTCCAATTTCTGATAATTTAAAACTATTAATATCAATTGGAGTCACATAATATTCTGTATTGTCAGTTAATCCACCAATCGGAGATCCACTTGTTGAATATTTTACAATTTCGCCACTTATAAAGTCGTGATTTAAAATATTAATTTGATTAATTGAAGTATTGATTCCTGATATATTACTAGAAACTGTTCTTCTTTTATTTTCATATCCAAATCCAGAATTTTCAATATTTACAGAACCAAGTACTGATTTTTTATTGAATGATTTGAGTGAATGATTTCCAACTCCAAAAGAAGTAAATTGGACTGTGTTAATTCCAGAAACAGCATCATTCAATGTTTTATGAAGTTTTAATTCTATTGGTGACTGGGTAGAAACATAGTATGAGGCATCTGTAGAAAGACCTCCAACACCTCTTTGATTATCTGTAGTATAGATTACTCTTTCAGCATTTCTAAACTTGTGATAGGTTGAAAATCCAATAGTATTATCTACTAAAGAAATTTGAGAGGAATTTATTTCTGAATTAAAAAATGATTGATGATCAATCAGTTTCATACTTGCAAATGCCTTTGCTCCAATTCCATTTCCACCAGTGATTTTAATTGTGGGAATTTCATCATAATCAAACCCCGGATCAATAATTTTAATTTCTTGTAAAGATCCTCTAACCGCACAATATCCCAATGCACCTGTACCGACAGGATCAACAATTGATAAAACTGGAGGATTGATTATATCATATCCTATTCCTGGAGCAATTACTACTACTTCTTCTAATTTACCAGAATAAATTACATCTCTAGATTTGTAATTTAATATTTCCACTCCGTTTATCAAAATTCCAGTAAAACCTGGTTCAGTATCATAAACACCTCCATCATTTATTGGAGAGGAAATTTCTCTTAAAATATTTTGAGATGTTAAAGTTTTGTTTTTAAAATTAAGAAGTTCAATTTTGTTAAAGTTTACTTCTACTGGAGTGTCAACATAAACAGAAACAAATTTTAAATTGTAGATATTTGCCCTACTTAAAGCAAATTTTATAGTTTTTGAATCTATCCTTTTTATAAAATATATTCCTTCATCAAATAATTTACTTATAATTTGATTACCACTCTTCTGTGGAGTATAGTATACAGCATCTCCAGTGTAAAATCCATGATCGCCCGAATCTACAATTTGAAATTCATCAGAACTAAAAGTTCCTGAAAATATTACTTCTTTTGAAGAAATCCCAAGAGATTCTGTCCCATAATATGGAAGTGAAGATGACGCAACTAAAATTTTATCTTTATCTTTGTAAATATTTTGGACATTTGCACTAAAAACTGATGTGTTTGGAAAAACTGGAGAATTTGTTTTTAATATCTTTTTGTGTATAGTATAATTATCCGTTGTTGATAAAATTCCCTGATCTCTAATAATAAAAGATCTTTCAGAAATTACATCAATAACAGTAGATGAAGGTGCTTCTACTCCTGCACTATTTTTTATAGTAAGATTGTCACCTATCCTAAAAATATGATTTGTTGAAGTATTAATCTCATAAGTATTACTTGAACTGTCGATTAACAAAATTGATTCTACATTATAACTTGTTGCAAGATTAAATATCCAATTATTAGAAATAAAATCTTTTGGATTAACTCCAAGTGTTTTGATTTTAGATTCATTACCTTTTTTCAAATAGAAAGTGTCACTTATAATATCAATATTTTTTAAAACGGAGGTAATTCTAACCTTAATTATTTCATTTTGATTAAATGAAGATTTTCCATATGCAAATACATTGATACTAATTGGAGAAGAATCTTTAATGATTCCAGTTATGTTTGAACAACCAAGAAATTGAGTTAAATTTTTGGAGGTGTATGATATTATTCCATCAGAACCGTCATCATAAACTACTGAAAGTTCACCACTATTTGAAAACCCTACAGTAGAATCAACATCAATTGCAGTTGAGTTTGAATTATATTCGCCAATTACTTTTGTTTGTGAGTGGACTTTAAAGTTTCCATATAAAGCACCATCAACTCTAATGTCTCTATTATAACTAGCATCAATACTTAATTTGTAATATTCTTTTCCATCCTTAGATCTTATTTTTTCAATTTTGGTGATCGGTGCATATGCCTTAGTAAAATTTAAAACTTCATCTTGGAATAAAGTAGAATTTTCTAAATTTTCTGGATTGCCTTCAATACTTTCTACAACAAGATCATTTGTAATTTGAAATTGCGCATCTGAGGGCCTAAAAAGATACTCTTTAGGTCTAATTATACTTACATTTTCTCCATATAAAGATTTAAATAATATTTCGAAGGATTGATCTGTTCCTTTGCTGCGATAAAAATCTTTGGATTGTTTAATAAAAAGAGAATCATTTAATCCATCAACAAATTCCCTATTTTCAAATCCTGGTATTAACTGGTGCTTTATTTTTAATAAAAATTCCTTTAAAAATAAAGCACTCAAATTAATAATAGTAGACCCAGAGGAATGATCAGCAGATTCTGTTTTAGAAAAAACTAATTGATCGGGTTGATTTTGTGAAGTATAAGAACTTATTCCACTAAATCCTCTTATACAACCAGTAAAAGAATTAAAAGTTTTTCCAGTATATGTAATAATCTCATCATTTATTTTTAATAGACCATAAGATTCTGGAAACCCATTTGTTCCTGCCAGTGTTGGGGACACTTCTACAAAGATAGTACTATCAAATGACGAAATATTGTCCAATAAAATGGTGGATTCTACTTGACTAGTTACTTCATCAACTTTGATATACCTATCAATATTTTGAATTAAATCAATAGGTGCCCCTTGAAACTCTTGAGAAAGATAATATTGTGATAAAAATTCTGATACTAACGGAAACTCCTCCTTGACATAGGATGGAAGTTGATTACTAACAATGTTGCTAAATTGAATTCTTTTATCTAACATTTTGATACTATCTTACTAAGTTCCCGTTTGAATAACTTGAGGACACAATATAATTTGATGCTGAAGGATCAAGACCGGATGATATTTCATCTATTATCATTTCAAATGAACTATTACTAATATCTAGTTGTAAATATAAATCTTGTAGACCAATTACATCATTTGATCTTGGTGTAGTGGAAATTTCAATAATTGATTGTCCATCTTTTATTTTTCCTGAAGAAAGTATATTAATTGGATTCAATGTAATAATTCCTTTTTTATAATTTATGTTGCCAATATTTCTTCTTACAATTGTAGATTCTGTAGAGTTTGTTGATGGAACAGAGAATAAAAATAGTGATCCAGTTTCTCTATTTGTATTGGGAACATCCGATAGATAAACATCTTGCGAAATATCAGAAACTCTAAATGATGAGGTTTTGATATTATATCCTTCCATATTTTTAATATGAAACTCATTTCCGAAACCAATTTGATACTCTACAAATGTATTCAATACAACTCGCAAATCTCTTCTCATCTGAATTGTTGTGATATTAGATGTAACAGATTCGTGGCTTTCGTCAATTGTCTTTAAAAATTTACTGTATTTAAATCTTGCGCCATACCTATTTAACTCTGTTGATTCTGCATATTTTGATGTATTGGACTGTATAATACTAGATACAAAATCAGAACTTGGTGCTAAATTTGTGTTATAGTAAACTTTCGAATTAATTTCAATAAAAAGATACTTTAAGTCTAATATTTCAGGAACAATTCCTGAGACTGCATATTTTTTAAGTTTAAGTTTAATATTTTCTTTAGTTAAGTTTGGAAGAAAATCGCCAAATCTAGGTTTAATACTTATGAATACTTTACCATACTGTGGTGGAATTAATTCTTCTCCACCAAATACAGAAATTGATTCAGTTTCTGGATAAATTTTTGCAGGTATTAAAGTTTCATAATCATTGGCAGTCAGTGCTCTATTTTGTGATGCATAAATTCTTGGTGCATATTTTTTTATAGATTCGACTGGCTCAATATTCTCCCCACCCGAAGAGATTAATCCGGTTGTAAGAAGAGAGATTCCTGAAGTAATGGTATATTCAACAGAATTTCTATTATATACAAGTCTTCCGGTAAAATTAAATTGACTTACTCCATTAGCACTATCGCCATTTGAAGTAATATAATTGACACTTATAAAATTACCTTCTTCAAGTTTTTTTCCAAAAAATCCATCACCAAAAATAAGTTCATATCTCTCATCTTCAATTTCTTGTAAGAAGAAAACCTTTGATTCATTATCAATATCAAAAAGACTATCTTGAAAACTATATTTTACTGATCGTGTAGATTGCTCACTACTTCTTACAATTACAGAAATTAAATCAGTATCAATACCACTATTAGGCAAAATAAACCTTTGATTTGGATTATTATAACTAAAAGTAAAATTGCTTGTTAAAAGAGTTCCTTCATAAATTTTAAGATCTTCGAATGTTGCTATGCCGTTGAAGACTGGAACTGTTATATCTTCTAAAATACAGAACACAAAGGACTGATTACCAAAACTGCCTGAGGTGCTTGCTACAGGTCCTTTACGGAGGGTTAGAGAAGATGGTGTGGGAGTTATATTAGAAGTATCTACAAAGAAACTGACAGTTGCTGTTGCTGCTTTTTTAGATCTTGGAGTGTATCCAATATTTCTTGCAAGTGCTACTGCATTTTCTCTGAGAGTAGCACTATCAAGAAATACTTCATTTGCAACCATATTCGCATTATATGATGTGATATATGTGTTATATGCTAGAACATCAAGAATTGTTGAGAGATTAGATCCCTCAAAATCATAATCAGTGAAATTTGGATTTGCCCTTAAGTAATCTTTAAGAGTTGTTTTAATCTGATTAAAATCTAGATTAGAAAAATTTACTAGTGGCATTTTTACCTAGTTGGTTGCAAAACAAATTCTAATTGTTGAGCAGGTACATCTGCCCCTATAATCTCATATACAATCATAACATTAAATGCATTCCTATCAAAATCTGTTGATACAATAACATCTTTTAGATTCACTCTTGATTCAAAATTTATAATTGATGATGCTATTTCATTTCTAATAATAGAAGATGAGATTTCATCATTATTTTCAAAAAGAATTCTTGATATCTTTGTTCCAAAATTTGGATTGAAAAATTTTTCACCAGGAAGTGTAAATACAATATTTCGAATAGAACGAGCAATCGCACTTTCGTTTTTGAGTGTGATTAAATCATTTGTCAGAGGATTGCTCTGAAAAGTCATACTGATATCTTTAAATGCTTGACTTACTCTTTCTAGAGGCATGAAGTATTATAATTCTATCTTATTTATTAAAGATTTTTTGATTCGTAAAGAGGTTCTGTACCATATTCCCAATCATCATAATCTTCATCATTGCGAATTTTCTCATGAATCTCATTTTGAATAGCAAAATCATGTTTTTTAGGTACTAAAAGATCATTATTAATTTCTCGAAGCATTTTTTGCTTCTCTATTTTTTCTTCCCAACCATATTCTGATGCGAGAAATTCAGTTCCCCACTGACTTTTCATAAAATTTTGATCTTTGTCGATTTTTTTAGTCATTTTTTTCTCTTCTGATTTTATAAAATCAGAACTTTTTAAGGGGTTGCTATCCCTTTAGGACATAAAAAATTTATTAATTAGATGTGCTTAAAATTCAATAAAAAAAGCAGGAGTTTTCTCCTGCTCTATCTATATTCTAATTATTTTCCTTGTCCACGATATTTCTTTTTACATCCATTACGAGACGTTGCTGAAAGCAATGTTCGAGCACTTTTTCCTTGACGAGTTTTCTTCGGTGCTCCCTGCTCAAACACCGTTTTATTCATACCACCTTTAGAAGCCATAAGTTTTCTCCTTTAATTTAAATAATTCTAGTCTTTTCATGACCTACCCGAATACGAGGATCACACCAAATCTTAAATCCTTTTTCAATTGCGTCAAGACAAAATGATACATCTTCTCCGCACATATCCTGAACCGCACCTGATTCAAATACTTGCATCTTTGGAGCAAACCAAGGATATTCAAGATTCTCAAAAACTCCTTTTTTAATCAGTACCAACCAAAACCAGTGTAATCTACTGTGAATGGTTTTTTACGTTTTGAGATACTCTCCACAGTTTCGTGATTCATGACGCCACCATTCTTGCGGAAGTCATCTTCTTCTAACCAGTGTGCGACTGAGGTTGTGTGTCCATCTTCTGTTGCGTACCAACCTCCAACAATTTCACGCTCTTCTCCTTCTGCAGGCAATGCCATATCACAGAGTTGCCAGAACTTATTGGAATCAAAAACAATATCACTATCAATCCAAAGTTGATAATCATATTGTAATTTACCATCCCAAGGAATTTGCTTAGGTCCACGAAGAACATTTGCACCAAGAACTTTACAACGTGCAAAGTTTACCATTGATGAGTAATCTTGAGAAATCTGAATACTCATTCCATTTTGTACTAAATCAAAGCAAAGTTGTACAAATGCTTTGAGGAAAATAAAAGAGCAACCTCGTCCAGGAAGACAAAAAACAATTGACTTTCCTTTCATTCTTTCCTTAATTGCAGTAATATCCCATTCTTCAGTTTTACGAATAGGTGCTGCTGCTTTTACTGTGAAACCCTTTGCCATAAAATTTAATCAACCATCACTTTCAATTTTAACAGTTTATTTATTGTTTGTCAACTTATGATACTTTTGAAGCAAATGTGCATCATTTCCCATATTTCTCAGAAAATTTTTCCTCTGATAAATTGGGATGTGCGCACTTGTAATTCTCAAAAAATTTTCCCAAAATTTTTTAAATGACTTTTATTTCGTTAATGCATTATATATTAGCACTATGATTATTCCGAGGGGGACTCCGAGAATTCTAAACATCTTCCCAGGATATCGTATCGTCCATCCTGCGAGAATAACTCTCCAGAAATTCCAATAAGGTTGTGTGCGTCTCATTTTTTCTTTCCACCACCTTTCTTAATAGTTCTTTTATCGGGTCGAGAATACCCTCCTTTATGAATCCATTTGACTCCCATTTTTTACTCCGAAAATTTTTAAAAGTAAAGTGATATAGACATCGAAAAAGACATACAGTGTAGGTTAGGGTAGTTTGAACTTTTATATACGGCGGGTACGCAAAAATATAAACAATCAACAATAAAACACAATACTGTCGAATAACGAATAACTAACTGACCACGAATAACTGTTTATTCGTGTTGTTTTATATTAACTGCCCACATAAAAAGGCACAAACACATAAAACACTACGAATAAACTATATTTTGCAGTATTCTTTATATTAACTGCCCACATAAAAAGGCACAAACACACAAAACACTACGAATAAACTATAAAATCTCACGAAAATATAGACTTATACTCACTGTTTTGGTAGATATGTAATTGATGTGCTGTGTAATTCTATTTTATCACCACTCATTTAGATCTTCAACATAACTCTCCACTGATTCATTATCTTCAAGTTCAAAGAGTTTGTTCCAATCTATTTGATACGGATTAAAATCACTCATCGCATTAACTTCCAACGTAATGCGATACTTATTCTTTTGTGCTAGAAGATACGAATTGAACATAAGACGAAGAGAAGAATTAACTGCTTAACGTAATTATAGACGAATTTGTATTTTCTGTCAAGTCTCTTTTTACACGAAACTCTAGGTACAATAAAACTACTCTTTATATCAAAAACTTTATAAAGAGTTTAAACGAATTGAATTATAAACGAATATCTTCTATTTGTCAATGAGTGTATATGCTTCTATGAAAAAACAGTATACGAATCTCATCTAATAACGAATGAATTCTATGTCTTTATTCTTTGATGCTGTTCTATTATAAAAAAGCATACGAATCTTATCTAATCACGAATGAACTTTGAGATTCATTATCATTAGAATTGGATATAAGAATAAAGTGGACGTAAAGTATCTAATCACGAATGAATTGCATAAGACCTGATATCATATCAAAGATGATATGAGAGTTCTTATACCTCAATCACATAATAACGAAACAACTTTCATTTTTGCTTGTATAGTGCAAATCCTAAGTTCGACATATCGAGTTATAGTAAACTCCGTTAGTCTAATATGATATAATAGTTCATTTTTGGTAATATAAAGATACTTAAGAAATCAGGAAATTACAGGGAATCTTATGTGTTCCATATAAAAGTCTTATCTCATCGGGTGAACCGCCTGTTGTGCTTTTGGGAATAAGATTATATAAATGCCTGAGTATAAGTATTCTCAGTTGTTTTATTTATACAACATTTTTCGAGTTTATCAAAGTATTGTTAACATATCAAAATAAAGACTATAAGGTGTCTTCATACCTAAAGATGATTAGAGGCGGGTTGTAGGGGCATATAGGAGTGTCTGGGAGTGTTTTATAAGTATCATTGAATCCCTGTGAATTGTTATATTTTGGGAGTTTCTGGGATGTTGCTTATCCTCCCTCTCCTCCCACCCTATAAATCTAGCACGGGGGCGGTGAGACTCATAAGTCCAGTGTGCAGTCTGTGAAGTGTCTGCGTCTCATAAGTCTTAAGAATAACAAGCAAAAAAGGTGTGAAACTCATAGTTCTTATGAGTTTTATGAGTCTCATTGTGTGTTTTTATGTGTCGGGGGGAGGTGTTTTATGTGTCCCTGTGCCAGTATTTTATGTGTCCTGGGCGGTTATTGCTACTTGACGAAATTGGGTTTTTGTGTTATAGTAGGCT